AGAAGCTTGGCGGGGCTGAACTTCGCCGCGCAACCATGCTCTAAGAACGCGCCCGGGATACGCTCAAATGGGAAGTCCGGATTGGACCCCGAATTGAAGAATACCTCGGTAGTATTCTCACCAAACAACCAGATTTCCCGATGGTCGACAAGGAGCGAGAGCAATAGGTCCGGCGAACCTTCAGCCGACGCAAAATCGAGCGCATCGAAATCAGTACCGAGAAGCTGCGAAATCATCCACTTCTGGGTGCCCGGCACATTGACGACGAAGTAGCCATCAATATAATAGACGGTATCACCACCCAAGAAATCGGGGTCAACAATTTGATTGACAGTTCCTGCCACGGCATCAATCACATAGCCATTCGGGCCTGTGACCAACATCATGACCGTACCATTTGACGCCATCGAAACGGGGGTCACGGCGGCATCAACAGCCCCGATATCCGTCGCCACACCAGCCGTGTCAATTCGATACACCCGATTATAGACGACCGCGATGGAGTATTGGGGATTGAATACCTGAATGCCCCGGACCGGACCAGCAGCAGGCAGAGCAGACCAAGTATAGATGCCCGGGGTTCCGATGAAGGCAACCGGCGACCGGCTCGTCTGACTGCCCCGCTCAAGGTACATGTTATACAGATCTTCACTGTTGAAGATCGAGGATCGTGTCTTGAAAGCGGGACCGACAAACGGGATCTTGGACATTTTAGTACCCCCGCTGCCACACGGCAACGTCATCACCGGTCAAGATCGGGTCAGACTTCATAGTCAACTTGGGCCGGTTCAGACGCATCAGGTCCGATTTGGTCTTGATGTAGGTCGCCTTCACATCCGAATCAATCTGAGCGCCATATTCAACAGCGAGTTCGATACCCAGGATCAGGCGAAGGCACTTGAGATAGCCCGGGGGCAGGCTCAAGACCACATTGACATTCGGCACCATCGGAAGGACCCGATTCACCTGCAGGGTCAATGGAATCACCATCTGAGGCACGGGCCACAAGAGGACGGTCCCCATCGGGAAGTCATTGATATAGCACAACCGTTCGATGATCGGCTGTTGTTGAGTCTTGAGGGCGATCAGGTTATAATCATCATTCCCGATTATATCGATGGGGAAATCCACGCCACCGAAGTTGCAGTACGCGCCCAAGATATCAGCTGGACGATCAACATTGAACTGACCGCCATTCCCGATGGTATATTGACCAACACCAGCGATGGTGTTGACGGTTTCATCAACCTTACCGTATAACATCAGGCCATCGAGATTCCAGGCCTGAACAATGTCGTTCAGCACGAGCAGGGCGTCGTTCGCCTCTTCCGATGACGGGGTAATGCCAGCACCATTGCCGCCGAACAGGCGCATCGCGGCCTTGATCAGGTCCAACACTACAATTGGTTGTGTACCAGTGCCGGAACCGGCAGCAGGGATAGGAAGTACGGTGGCCATAATTTGATTCCTTTTGGCTACAAAGCCCGACCAATTTCGTACCACTGATTACCGGCATGCAAAAGCGTCAATGAACTACCGGAAACCGCATTGAAATTGACATTACCGGACAGCTTTACATCATTCACCGCGCCGGTAAAACTATGCGTAACCACACATGCAGCTTGAAAATTCAAAGTCACACGGCGCCCCACATACCCGCCAGAAATGCCGGCGATCCCGACAGACCCAGAAACAAAGAACCCATCCGGCTGGGCCGTTAGTGCGAGCGTTGCTGCTGATGCAATAGTCGGCAGAATGCCACCACCGATATCGCGGATGCCGTTGTCCTTGAAGAAATTGGTTCCGATCTGAACTTCTGTCGGCGCTTCAAATAAGTTGACGCCAAAGTCGGTCTGGAACTGAATCATGTTTCCATCGATAAGCGCACGGCTAGCGACACTCTTGAGCAAGATGCCCTGTTTGCCGCCGCTGATTAGGTTGCCGGTGATGATCGTCTGATCGCTCCAGATTTCCAGGTTGGAACTCGCGGAGGTCAAGCCATAGAACTGGTTCGCATCGATGATGATACCGTTACAGTTTTCGTCGGCGCGGATATTGATCCCGGCGTTGTTGCTGAACCAGTTGTCGAGAATCTGCACGTTGGTGTAGTTGTGCAGGTAGAGCGCCGCCGACCCGGCGATGGTGTCGAAGTCGTTGCCCTCGATCTTGTGCGATGCTCCGCTCGTAGTCACTGTCGGAACACGCGACATGACCATGCATGGATTCGGTCCGCTGTTGCCAAAGAAAATGTTGTCTTTGACATAGGTTCCTTCTACAAACTCGCCCATATTGATGCACGCGCCAACAGGCCGATCAAACTGGTTGTGAATAATCTCAACCTGAATCGTCTCATCCGCTCCGTCACCCGTTCCCGACAGTTTGATACAGTCGTCCAGGGTGTGCTCAAACAGATTTTCCCAGATGTAAATCTGAATGCCGCGCCGGATTTCGATGGCATTCCAGAATTTGTTGTCGCCATAGAAGCGGCAATCGATGATGTAGATCAACCCGACGAAGATACCAAGAATGACTGCAGATATTCCGGTTGCTGCTTGGACCCGAGTGGCCCGGCAGCGGAGAATGCGAACACCATTCACTTTAGTGATGTTATCACCTATCACAATGTGATTCTGCAATCCAGTTGGATCGTCTAGGCGTAACTCAGCCTGAGCAAAATCAATGTCCTGCGCGGAATTCATGCAGTGAAGTGCCACTGTGATACGGTAAATCTGCTTGCTGTTTGCGGCACGCACACCTCGGCCTGAAGTGAAAGCTTTCTGCAACGCTATGGTGTCGTCAGCAACTCCATCCCCAATCGCGCCGAAATCCTCAAACGTTAGAGTGTCTATGTTCTTCTGATGCTGCGTGCGTGCGACGGAGCCTGTATATGGCTGCTTCACAGCGACAAGTGCGTCACCTTTAGCCGGGTCAACGTTGTTCGCGAGGTCATCCTTCAGCGATTGGGCCGTCAACGGCGAATCAACCGGGTCGTACATTAGTGCATCGTAGACCCGATCAAATTTATCTTGGTATGATACAGTAATGGTGTATCGACCATTCGCGGCATAAAACCGGTATTCACCGGTATCGTCCGCTGGAAATGGGTTGCCCTTCGGCGTGACACCATTGTCCGAAAAAATGGGGGCAAGATTATTCGTGCCGAGAAACGCGACCTGGATAAGCGCGGGTAGCGCATTACCTTTCGTGTCCTGGACTGAGTTTTGATACTGTTCCATAATCTTGCCCCTTCAGGTTACTTCTTCTTGCCGGGAACGACCACATTCGGGGCGGCTTCCGGAGCGTCCGACAGGCCCCCGGCTACCTGGGTAGCTGCCGTATCTCCCGACGCAGCCCCGGCCCCGCCCGCTGCGAGGACGGCACCATCCGGACCGCCACCGCCGACCCGCGCCTCGATCATCCGGTAGAACTCGGCTTGCTGTTCGGCAAACTTGTCCATCTGAGCCTTCAGTTCGGCCTTGGCTTGGTCGATCTGGGTTTGGGTGTCCAACTGCTTCGGGGGCAGTTCCGAACCCGGCAAGGGCTTCGGCGTCCAGTCCCGTGCCGCGTATTCATCCTCCTCCTCCTGGGACTGGACCAAGATCTGGCCAATACCGGGATTCGGTTGATACCAACGCGGGAACTGGGTCTTCGGCGTGAACACTTGCGCGAACGCCGCCATCACATCAGGTTGATTCATCATCTTTCCTTTCAAGCAGGGGCCGAAGCCCCCGGGGTTGGATCAGTTCGTCGGGGTCAGGCCGGAACCCAAGATGAACCAGTCGATCGAAACGGCGGCGGTCGCGGCGGCGTTCAGGAAGAACGTCACTTGGCCCGGATTGCTCTGGCACAAGATGCGGGTGATGTACAACGCCGTGCCGTCAGCTGCCGCGTTCGACAAATACGCGTACACCTTGCTTTCGGTCTGGATCAGCGGATTGGTCACCGTGACTTGGGTACCAGCAGCAGCAATGCCGACGCGACCTTGTTGCTGATTGGTTGCCACGTTGCCGGGAGTCACGGGACCCGGGGACAGGGTACCCAGACCTTGGGCGATCAGCGCGGCTTCCACCGAAGTGGGGAACTGCGCCACGGTTCCGGCAGGGTAGCCGGAATATGCTTTGGACAGAAGGATCATGATTTCCTCACAGAGAAGGGTTTGGACTCTTGAAAGGGGGCCGAAGCCCCACAATCAAACGGCGTACAGGACGGACAGTTCGGGGTAGGTCGCAGCCCAGCCGAACAGAATGTCGATACGCATGATGTAGTTGTCGTTCACACCGTCGTAGAACTCGGTCACCTTCAGGTTCATGCCCTTATAGGATTCCTGTGCGACGTCGATGACACCCTTGCCCGAAGGAGGGGCGTACAGGGGCACCATGGCCAGCGTGAAGGCATCCTTGTGGAATGCCACGTTCGCGGCGTAAGTGCCCGAAGCCGTGCCGAAGATCACGAACGGAGCGCCATTGGTCGGGCTGTTCGTGACATTCTGGAACGCGCCAGCAGGAACGATGGCCGGAGAAATCGGGATCACCGTTGCGCCGATGGCCAGATCAGCCGTCACCACGAACTGTGCCAACACACCGGTCGAAACCCGCGATTGAGGGTTGACCGCGAAGACGCCCGGGAGCGTGATCTTGGTGCCCTTCGTGATGGTGCCGGTCAGGGCACCCACGGTAACGCTCGCACCGACTTGACCAGCGGTGGCGATGTTGGTACCGGCAACAGCTTGGGTGCCGTTGGTATGGGTAGCAACATTCTGGTCCATCGCAACGGCCAGACCCAACGCATCGACCATCAGGCCCGTGTCGTACTGTTCGGACAGCGGCTTGCTGTTGTTGAACAGACCGGCGAAGCCTTGCACCATCGAAGCGTTGAACGCGGGGTTCATGACCAACGAACGTTGCTTGTCACGCGGCGCGGCCATTTCATCCAGGCGCTGGTTCAGACCGGTCGCAGCGGCCAAGGCCAGTGCTTGGGTATTCGGCAGCGTGCCGGGGGTGCCAATCACGTTGAAGGTGGCCAGACGAGCCAGATCCAGACCTTGGCGATCGACCTCGTTCACCACAGTTGCCAAAGCAGCGCGGAGCTTCTTCGACAGTTCTTGCAGGGACAGGGTACGCTCGATGCCGGTGAAGTTCAGGTCGCAGCCGCCTTGTTGCAGCGTCAGCGGAACCGTGGTTTCGACGGTGGATTGCGGGATCGCAACACGACCAGCACGGTACGTGTAACGGGGCGGCTTCTTGATGTTGATGGTCAAACCGGGCGAGTAGCCGCGAGCCTGATTGGAGGTGTACTCGGTTTCCCAATCACGGTTCACACCGGACGAGAAGGCGAGCATGTTCTCCAGGATCGCGAGGGATTCTTTCGCGACGATGGAGCAGGTGACAAGAGAGTTGGCCATG